CGACTATGGAGCTTCATGCTTTTTTAAACGACAGAGGCCCCGAACATGGGGGTTTAGGTCAGTTTGAGCATTTTAAAAACGCTACAGATTTACTTTGGAATGACCCACAAAAGCCTAGGTCTAGAGGTTTTATATGGTCTCCTTGGGCAGAAGACATGTTGTATGAAGCTTGCGATAATCAATATTTATCTATAGCCGGATGCGCTTCGTCAGGTAAGTCAGATACTATGGCTTTGTGGGGTATACTAAATTATCTAGCAGACCCATATAACACTTTAGTTATAGTAACATCAACTACACTAAGAGAGGCTAGGAGACGAATATGGAAGTCTATTACGGAGCTTTGGTCTGCTGTACCGGGATTACCGGGAAAATTAGTCCCCTCGTTAGGTCAAATTAAAGGTTTATCTAAAGACGGAGGTTTTTGGGAGTCCACAGGTATAGTCCTTGTTCCCGCCGAAAAACGAAAAGAAAAAGAAGCTATAGGTAAGTTAGTCGGTATTAAACAGAAACGTCTTATCCTAATTGCAGACGAGCTCCCAGAACTACCGGAATCATTGGTTCACGCCGCATACACTAACTTATCAACAAACCCACACTTTCAAATGATAGGGCTGGGAAACCCCAACAGTCATTTCGACGCTTTTGGAGTTTTTAGTAAACCTAAACTAGGGTGGGGTACGGTAACAGAGAACGACGCTGAGTGGGAAACTTCTAGAGGTAAGTGTATTAGGTTTAACGCAGAAGAAAACCCCAACGTACAAGCAGGCAAGACTATATACCCTTGGATGCCTTCTAGAGAGACAGTAGAAGCGGCAAAAAACGATTACGGCGAAAACTCCTTATTGTTCTATAGAATGTACAAAGGTTTTTGGTGCCCCGACGGAATAGACGATGGGGTTTATGCTGAAGCAGACTTAGTTAGAGGAGTAGCCTCAATGCCAGCTAAATTTGATAACAAAGCCATTAAAGTCGCTGCAATAGACCCATCGTTTACGAACGGAGGGGATAGATCTATAGTCTTTTTCGGTTCCATTGGTGTACAAGATGGAGTCCAAGTACTTCAGTTTGATTCTTACGAGTCTTTAAGTGAAGACATCAACGATAAAAACACACCAAGATCAGTACAGATTGCCAGACAATTTAGAGACGCTTGTTTGAAGAAAGGCATATTGCCTGAAAACACTGCCTGTGACGCCACAGGAGCTGGAGGACCTTTCCACGATATAGTAAGTGTTGAATGGAACGCGTTAGTATTGCCCGTTAATTTTGCAGGTAAAGCTTCCGACAGACCTGTGTCCGCCACAGACAAAACTCCGGGATGCGACAGGTACGCTAACAGGATGTCTGAAATATGGTACCAAGGGCAAGAATTATTACGTTCGCAACAGTTAAGAGGCATTAAAACCGATTTAGCTAAAGAGATGGTTAGCAGACGTTATGAGACCAGCGGCACTAATTTAAAGATCAAAGTAGAGTCAAAAGTAGATTATAAATCTAGAATAGGTAAGTCTCCTGATATAGCAGATGCTGCTTTTATTTTGGTGGATCTCTGTAGAACAAGACATGGTTTTATGGGGGGAGAGAGGTTTGCAGTCAATAAAGGTAGACAAAAAACTTGGACAGACAAGATGAGGTCACTAGACATAACTGCTGCTTCTAGCAGAACTCTCCTTGATACATAGGGGTGGACGTGGCAAATTAGTAGATTATTATGGAATCAGGATTCAAAGAACTTTCAGACTTACCCTTAGAAAGCATAAATGACGGTGGTGTTGTACCCAAGTCTAGGATTAAAGATGTTAAGTCAGCGACAGAACTATACAAAACTTTAAAGAAAGGCGACGAAGGTTCAGCGATTAACCGTACCCGGGTGCAAGCCATGTTTGATGGTGTGGCACCTTATTCAGAGTCCGCGTTAAGGCAGTCAGGCCAAGCCTTTAGATGTAATCTAAACTTCGGAGAAGCAGAGAAGTTTTTAGAGTCTGCAATGGCAGCATACGTAGACCTTATAAATTCTGTTGAAACTTTGGTGAGGGTAGAGACAACCTTCGGAGATCCTAAACAGAGAATAGAATGGAATAGAATAATGTCTGAAGAGTATTCTTTCCAGTTAAGGAAATGGCCTAGATTCAACTACGAGTACTTAAACTTATGTAATCATTTCGTAGGGCACGGAGTAGGTATAAATTATTTTGAAGATGAGAGGTCATGGTATTGGCGTTCATCTGGGTTAGGAGACATTCTTGTACCAAGACAAACAAGAGCTACGGAAGACGCCATAGAAGTTGCCGCAGCCAGAAGGTTTGTTCCTGTAAATGAAATGTATAAGTACATTGAGAACCCAGAGATTGCGGCTGAGTTAGGATGGAATGTAGCAGAAGTTAAAAAAGCTATTAAGAACGCTTCTTCTCAAACAGACTTAGATGATTGGGAAAGAATCCAAAATGAAATAAAAAATAACGATCTTTGGACGGGAGCTAAATCAGCTAAAGTAGAGTTAGTACATATGTGGGTAAAAGAGTTTAATGGAAGTGTCTCTCATTTTATGACTTTACCTAGCGGAGATAATAAAGACTTTTTATATAAAAGAATAAGTAGGTATAAAAACATCGACGAAGCTTTTACCTTCTTTACTTATGGCATAGGAACTAATGGCACTTATCACAGCATAAGAGGGCTAGGATATAAGATTTATAGTCATGTTCAAGTCAGCAACAGGATAAGATCACAGGCCGTAGACAACGCTATGTTAGCAGGAGCCCCTATGATTCAACCGGATGATGAAAGAGCTTTAGAAAGCTTTTCATTTAATTATTTTGGGCCTTTTGCCATCCTACCACCAAACATGAAGTATGTAGACAAAGCGTCTCCTAACACTTCTCAAACAATGATGCCTGTACTACAAGACCTTAGTCAATTAGTACAAGATAGAGCGGGACAATATTCAGCCGCTAATGTTTTTGGTAAAGGCGATAGAAAATCTAAGTTCGAGGTAGCTGCCCACTTAGAAGAAGCCGCTAAGTTAAATGTAACTGCTTTAAATTTATTCTACAATCCTTGGGATCGTTTCCACATGGAAGTGGCACGACGGTTTTTCCGTTTAAATTATGTACCTACTGATCCGGGGGGAGAGGCAGTCCTTGAGTTTAGAGAACGTTGTTTCTTACGAGGTGTTCCTTTAGAGGCGCTAACAGCTATGGATATACGCAAAACTAGAGCTGTTAGGGCTGTAGGAAGTGGTAGCCAAGCAAAAAGATCTGTAAGCTTACAGCAGTTAAATGAATTAGCGGGAACTTTTGATTCAGAAGGAAGACATAATTTATTTAGGGATCAAGTAGCTTCTTTAGTAGGACACGAAGCGGCCGATAGATACATACCATCTAGACCAGACCAACGAGTACCAGTAGACACTAAAGTAGCCCAGCTAGAGAATGAGCACATGTTAGAAGGTAAACAGATAGAGGTGTTCCCTAATGAAATACATGTTGTACACTTAGATGTTCACGTACCCGCAGTAGAAGAGTTATTTATGGCTGTTGAACAGGGTCAAATGGAGTTAGTAGATGCGGCAGTTAAAGCAATGTCTGTATTTGACCATTCCATGAAGCATCTAGAAAATATACAGCAAGATCAAATGTTAGCTGCACGGGTAAATGAGTTTAACAGCAGGTTACAACAAGTATCCGAACTCATTATTAACGGACAACGTCAACTAGCTAAGATGCAACGTGATTCGGAGGAGTTACCAGAAGAAGCAGGAGGAGAAGAAAACCCAGAAGAATCAAGCAACGCGGTAGATGCACAAGAAAAACTCATTGAGCACAGACTCAAACTTCAAATGATGCAGGAAAAACATGAGATGGAGTTAATGATTAAATTGCAAAAAGCAGAACAAGAAAGACAATTAAACGACGCAAAATCAGCCTCAAATATTACGGATTTACTGTAAATAAATTGTTGATCTCTTAAAGATCTGTATTAAATGTGTAGTTAATGGAAAAAATCCTAGATAGGTGGAGACAAGACACACATTCAAGGTATGAGTGGCAGAAGTTTGTAGATACTCCTGAGTTTGAGAAAGGGGTACAAGTTTTAGAGGCCCAAGCAATGCCTATAGTTATTATGGGAGAGTCTATCGAGCAGACCGCAAAAAGACAGTCTTTCCAAGCTGGTTTTCACGCGGCGGTTGCTTTAATGCAAAAATTACCTGAAATACATTACAAAAAAGTTCAAGAACAACTCCCTGAATGGGATCATATAGACATAGAAAATAATGAGTGAAGAAACTGCAGTGGCTGAACAGCCTCAAGAAACCCCGTCAACCCCAGAAGTTGCCCCAGAAATTACTGAAAATTCTTCTGAAGCTTCAGAATCAACAAACGCTTTAGATTTTTTAGATTTTGTACAAGAGCAAATAGAACCTCCTACACAAGAAACACCCCAAGAAACTTTTGAGGAAATCCCTACAGAGCCTACAGAAGAGTTTACAGAGTTTACCGAGGAGACACCCACCGCAACAGACCCAGAAGAGTCCCCAAACCCCGAAGAAGAACAAGAGTACTTAGATAGTTTTGTTTCGGATTTTCCCGATGCAGATAGCCTGTCGGACACACTTGATGAAAAAGCTACAGCTAAATGGGGAGAATTGCGTAGAGAATTAGCAGAGGCTAGATCACAAGCAGCTAACATAGAGGGTGACATAGAGTCTAATGAAGTCCCCGCACTAGTCCCTGAGTTAGAACAACAACTACAACAGGCTCAAGAAGTTATTTCAGAATATGAACAAGAAATATCTGTAGCCCGAGTTGAACAATCTGCCGAGTATAAACAAACTGTTACAGAACCTTTAAATAACATAATGAGCGCCGCAGAAGCTTTAGCGGAACGCACTAATGTAGACGTCAACGAAGTATTTGCTGTTTTCTCTGAAGTAAATGTTGAAAGACAGAATAATTCTCTCGAAAGAATTACAGAGGAGATGGGAGACAGAGATAAAATGATGCTTTACCGCATGGTAGATGACTCAGCAGCTATTTTTGATCGCGACACCATGTTAAAAGATAGGGCGGCAGAAGCTTCCGTAGAGTTGGACAGGTATAACGAACACTTAGAAGAAGAAGCACTTAGGAACTACCAAATAGACGCCAGAGCCGCTGTAAATAAAGTTTATGATAAGTTTGAGAGCGTTATCCCGGAGATGGAGGGGGTGGATTTAGGAGATCTTCGAAACAAAACTTTAGACAGCGATTATGTGTCGTTAGACACTGACCATCAAGCATATGCAATTTCTGCAGCAAATTTATTGCCTAGCATGGTTAAGAATATGAGAACTAAAGACGCACAAATAGCCTCTTTAAATAAACAATTAGCTTCTTACCAAAGCGCTTCCCCTAGAGCGGCTCAAGCAGGAGGATCTGTTTCAGAACCAGCCCAAACGGGTTTAAATGACGATTTAGGTTTCTTCGAAGCCATTTCTAAGCTTACTCAATAATATATTTTTGCGTTATAAAAATATATAGTGTATACTTCTAGTGGAACCACAGATTCCGCAATTTCTGTACACATAATTTGAGCTAGGCGTTTTTGCGTCATCTCCTCGGCTCAGGGAGAGTTAATAGGATACATCAATCCAAATGGATTAATGTGTTTACACATAATATAAATTAACCGCCCTGAGGAGGGCTTTATTAAATAAGATGGCAGTATCAGCACAAAATGCTTCCGTTGGACAGTCTGGGGGTACTTTTAGTCCCGCACTTTCTCTTACCGACATGTTGGTAAAAGAGTCCGGCAGAATATCAGGCGATATTTATCGCAAAACAATAGACACGTCCCCGTGGCTCAAGCTCGTAAAACAAGACACTTGGCCAGACGAAATGGGAGATACCTTAAGTGTTCTTACATACGAGAGATCACTTGCAAAGAAGACAGCAGATAGTTCTTTAGGACAAGCATGGGAAAACGTTAAAAGTAACGATGCAAACAAGTTTGCAATCCC